CAAGAGCGGCACAGGCGAGCGCTGCTGGAACCTGGCTTATATGGCGCAGGGAGCATTTTTTCGGCCGATCAGCAGCGACGACGGGCAGAGCGGGCCGCGGCCGCACATCGCGCTGATTGACGAACTGCACGAGCACAAGACGAACACCGTCGTCGAGATGCTGCGGGCCGGCACCAAGAGCCGGCGCCAGGCAATGATCTTCATGATCACCAACGCCGGAAGCGGCAAGAGCGGGCCGTGCTGGGCTTATCACGAATACGGCGCAAGAGTAGCCAAGCGCGAGATTGAAGATGACTCGTTCTTCCCGTACATCTGCGCATTGGACGAGGCGGACGACCCGTTTCTGAGTGAGGACTGCTGGCCGAAAGCCAACCCGTCGCTGCAAGACGTAGACCTTCCTGGCATGAAGTACATCCGTGAGCAGGTCACAGAGGCTCGCGGGATGCCAAGCAAGGAAGCGCTTGTCAGGCGGCTGAATTTCTGCACGTGGACGGACGCTGAATCGCCATGGATTAGCCACGAAGTCTGGAAAGGCGCGCAACAGGCGTTTGAAGTTGAAGTCCTCGCCGGGCGTCGAGCCGTGGCCGGGCTTGACCTGTCCAGCACGACGGACCTGACCGGGCTCGTATTCCTCGTCGAGCCGGTCGAAGAAGGCGAGCCGTGGCGCATTGTGCCGTTCGCCTGGCTGCCGGATGCAGACTTGAAGCGCAAGAGCGAAACAGACCGCGTGCCATATGTGCAGTGGAAAGCAGAAGGGCTGCTCAGCACCACTCCTGGCCGAGCGATCAGCAAGCGCGTCATTCTGCAGAAGTTGTCTCAGATGTGCGAGTTTTTCGAGGTCGTCGGATGCTCATACGACCGCTGGCGGATTGAAGACCTGATCCAGATGGCTAGTGACGAAGGCATCTCGCTGCCGGAGATGGTTCCATTCGGCCAGGGCTACAAGGACATGAGCCCGGCGCTTGAGGAATTCGAGCGGATGCTGCTTAACGGACAGATTGTCCACAACGGCCACAAAGTCATGACGATGTGCGCAGGTAATGCGGTCACGGTGACTGACGGGGCGGGGAATCGAAAATTGAGCAAAGAGCACGCGACCGGGCGGATTGATTTGATGGTGGCCGCGGTCATGGCCGCCGGCAAGATCACCACCACCGGCTCGGGCGAGAAATCATTTTGGGAAGTCGAGACCGCGTGAAATTCTTTGATCGCCTGTTCGGACGCAAGGCCGCACAGCTCACATACGACCAAGTCGCGAGCCTAATCGACGGCGTCGGCGGTGGCCGAGTTGCCGGCGTAACGGTCACCGAGAAAACCGCGCTGCAAGTCGCTACCGTCCTAGCGTGCGTCAAGGTGATTGCCGACGGTTGCGCTACTCCAAGCCTCGGAGTTTTCCGCAAGGCGAAAGACGGCAGCCGGCAGCGCGCCGACAATATCCCGGAGTATCGCCTGCTGTCTCGCCGGCCGAATGAATGGCAGACGTCTTTCGAGTGGCGCCGGCAGATGACGCTGCACGCCGCCCTGACTGGCGCCGGGCTGTCCATCAAGGTCCGCGGCGACAATCGCCGGGTCCGCGAGCTTATCCCGGTGCAGCCCGGGCGGTGGGATGTCCGCAAGATTTCGCGCTACGAGGTCAGATACCGCTGCTGGGATGATTTCGGCCTGGTCGGCGAGTTCGTCCCTGATGACGTTTTCGTTCTGCATGGCGTTCAGTGGGATTGGGTGTGCAGCATGAATGCCGTCTCGCTGGCTCGCTCAGCCGTTGGCCTCGCCATCGCCACCGAGCGAAGCCAGTCCGCCATGCACGCCAACGGGTTGAGGCCGGGCGGCACGTACTCGGTGGAAGGCACGCTAAGCTCTGACCAGTACGCCGCATTGACTGCGCACCTAAAGAACAAGTCGGGGCCCGACAATGCCGGCGCGCCGCTTGTGCTCGACCGCAATGCCAAATGGTTCAACACGGCAATGACAGGCGTCGACGCTCAGCATGTCGAGACTCGCCGGCTACAGATTGAAGAGATGTGCCGAGCCTACGGCGTCTTTCCGATCATCGTCGGGCACTCCGACAAAAGCGCCACGTTCGCAAGCTCAGAAGCCTTTTTCGCCGCCCACCTGAAGCACACCTTGGCGCCATGGCACGAAGCCTGGAAGCAGCGCATCGACGAAATGTTGCTTGATGGCTCCGGCCCGCTGTATGCCGAGTTTGATACCCGCTACCTGACTGCCGGCGCAATGAAAGATCGGGCGCAGTGGGCACGCACGATGGCAGAGATGGGCATCTATACCCGCAACGAAATCAGGGACGAAGAAGGCAAAGACCCATTGCCAGGCCTCGACGAACCATTGACCCCGCTGAACATGGCTCAGGGCGATCCGTCTGCGGAGGAAATAGACGCAGAAGAGGCGCAGAAGGCCCGTCTTGAGTCGATCGAAAGCAAGCTGATTGCTCTGGAAAGCCGACCGCAACACATGCCGCAGCCTGCAGAGTCGCGCGCCGCAGAGGATGCGCAGAGGGCGCGCCTTGAGTCGATAGAGCGCCGCCTGATCACGCTTGCAGACAGGCATCAGCCGGCGCCGTAGCCAACACCAATACGATGCGCGTTGCTCGTATCGGCGTGACTTTGCTCGACGTCGACACCGCTCGCCCGTGGTCGGTTACGAATAGCGTTATGGGCCAGAATGCCTACAACGGGCAAAACGGCCACACGATGGGCAGCACGCAATTTACCGGCACGATCACGACCGGCTCAAGTCCGCTGCTGCCAACTGCTGCTGCTGGCTCGAACACCGCGGCGAACTCGACCGGGCTTGGTGGCGTCGGCGCTATCAACGCCGCGGCCGCAGCTGCTACCGATTTCATCGCCACCAGCTACCAATGCCCGGCAGCGACGATCAACATTACCGGCCGAAACCTGATCATCAAGGGCGTCAAGATCGCGACGATCAACACCGGCGCCGCGGTTGCCACCACGCCGACCACGCTTCAATGGACGCTGGCATACGGGCACACCGCCGTGTCGCTGCAGACGACAGAATCAGCAAGCTTTGCCACTGCCACCACGCACGCGCCGCGCCGGGTCTGCCTTGGGTTCCAATCGGCAGCCGTTGGTACTCCGATCGGCGGCATGTACGGCCCTGACATTTACATGCCGTTCGATTCGCCGATTGTTGTCCGCCCTGGCGAGTACGTCGCCACCATGGTCAAGATCGTCGTCGGCACCGCTACGGCTTCGCAGACCTTTACCTACTGCGTGACTTTCGACGGCAATTTTGAATGAGCCTGCTGCTGCGAGTATTGGCGGCTCCTTCGCCGCCAGGTAACGGCCCGTCGGGCGGCGCTGGCTGGCTGAGCGGCTACTTCCCGCGCGTCGGATACCGGCTATCAGCGGCCAGGCGTCGCGCACGCAGGAATGAATTCTTCGCCATCTTTTGAGCACATGAAAATGAACATTGAACAGCGATCGGCGATCACCAATCGCGAGACCCGCTCTTGCTCGATGCAGGTCAAGGCGGTCGGCTCGAATGGCGAAGTCGAGGGGTACGCCTCTGTCTTCGGCGTGCTCGACAACTACGACGACATCATCGTGCCAGGCGCTTTTGCCGAGAGCATGGCCGCGCACAAGTCGGCCGGAACCATGCCCGCCATGCTGCGTGAGCACGCGAGCCGCGAGGCCATCGGCGTGTGGACGGACATGGTTGAAGACGGCACCGGGCTATTCGTCCGCGGCCAGTTGGCCATGAATACGCAGGGCGGCAAGGAAGCATATGAGCTGATGAAGATGAAGGCCGTCAGCGGCCTGTCAATCGGATTCATGCCGGTGCAATGGACCTACAACACCGCCACCGACGTGCGCACGCTGACCGGCATTGACCTGTGGGAAGTCTCACTCGTGACATTCCCGGCGAATCCGCAGGCGCGCGTCACCAACGTCAAATCGACGCTCGAAACCATTTCAGCACCAAAAGACGCCGAGCGAGTCCTGCGAGAGGCCGGATTCAGCAAAGCCGACTCCACCGCCATTGTGGCGCGAGTCATGCGGATGGGCGAGGCGCGGAGAGAGTCCGCAGAATCGACCGCCGAAGCCTTCAAGGCAGCCACGCGGCTGCTTCAGTCCATCACTTCCAGATAAGGAATTCACCATGAACGAAGACCCGAGCATCACTTCAATTGCCAAGGCGATCGACCAGATCGGACACGCATTTGAAGAGTACAAGCACACCAACGACGCGCGCCTTGAGGCCGTGAAGAAGGGCGCATCGACCGAGCACCTTGACGCCAAGCTGGCCGCGATGGACGCCCATATCGACGCGATCACCGAAGCCAAGAGCCGCCTGGAAAAGATCGAGACCCGCATGTCTCGCCCCGGCGCGTTAGGCGGCGATCAGAAGGCCGGCGACTCTTCCGAGTCCGTCGAATACAAGGAGGCGTTCATCGATTGGGTGCGCAGCCCAACCGACCCCGAGCGCAAGGCGGCAGTTCATGATGCTGGCAAGAAGCTGGAAACCCGGCGCCGTGCCGATGGTCGCGAGACTCGCGCCGCTCAGGTCGTCACCAGCACCGGCGCGTCCGGTGGTTTCGCGCTGCCAGAGCAGATCGAAAGCGCCATTGCCCGGCTGTCCGTCGACATCTCGCCAATCCGCCAGATTTCGACCGTTCGCATGGTCGGCACGAGTGACTACAAAGAACTGTATGACGTCAACGGCGCAGCGTTCGAGTGGCTTGGCGAAGCGGACGCACGCAACCAGACCAACACCCCTGACCTGGCAGAAGTCGCGCCGACATTCGGCATGGCCAGCGCCAAGCCGCAGGCGTCGGAAGAGTCTCTCGACGACCTATTCTTCAACGTCGAAGACTGGCTCATTACGTCTGCTGCCCAGACCATCGCAGCCGGTGAGGGTGCCGCATTCGTTAGCGGCAACGGCACCAAGAAGCCAACCGGATTCCTGGGAGGCCCTGCCCCGCTGACCACGACGGACGCCTCGCGCGCATTCGGCACGCTGCAATACATCGCCAGCGGACAGGCTGCCGCGCTGCCGACGACGCCGGATACCTTCTACGATATCGTCTATGCGCTGCGCGCCCGCTACCGTGCAAATGCGGTTTGGGTCACGTCAAAGCTCGTGCTGGCGGCTCTGCGCAAGTACAAGGAAGCCACGACCAATGCCTACATGTGGCAGCCTGGCCTCTCCGCCAAGCAGCCGGATACGTTCATCGGCTTCCCGGTGGTTGAAGCTGAGGATATGCCGGCCGTCGGTGCGGGTAACTTCTCGCTGGCGTTCGGGGACTTCAAGGAAGGCTATTTGATCGCCGATCGCGTCGGGATGCGCATCACGCGTGACGAGATCACCTCGCCTGGCTTCGTCAAGTTCTACGTTCGCAAGCGCGTCGGCGGCAAGCTGCGCAACACGCAAGCGATCAAGCTCCTGAAGATCGCAGCCGCCTAACCGGGCAACAACGAAACCGCCGGCCCGCAAGGGTCGGCCTTTCAGACAGAAGCCATCCATGCTCGAAACCCTCAAGCTCAGCGTTCGCCGCCGGCGCAAGCGAAGACATCCCGATTCGAGTGGAATCCGATGTCCTCGTCTACAAGCCGATCACCGGCATTGCTGCCAGCGCGCCTATCAGCATCACCGCGGTTGCGCACGGCCTGAAAGACGGATGGCGCGCCGCCGTGATGAATTCAGGCGTGCCTGAGATCGACATAGCTTGGGACGACCCGCTCGACGATTCGCTCCGGCGTATCACCCTGATCGACGCCGACACCGTCGAATTCAACGACGTCAACGGCATCAGCTTTACCGCATACGTGGCTGGCGGGCAGCTTGTCTATCGAGAGCCGCTAGACCTGTCGCAGTTCGTCGATGCCCGCATGAACGTCAAGGGCAGCGTCAGCGGGCCTGTGCTTGCCACGTACAAGCACACTACCGGCGAGCTGCTGATTGACCTCGTTACCGACTCTCTGCGCCTGACGCTCGACACCACCGATACATCTGCGCTTGCGGCCGGAAAACGTTATTTCGACATCGAACTGGTCCGCCTTGACGGGTCAGTGCAACCAATTTGCTCTGCCAAGTCGGTCCTGACCGTGCTTCCAGAGATCACCACATCCGCCTGATAGGGACGCTCAATGGCCGCAGATGTCCCAGCGTCTATCCCGGTGATAGTCCGCGTCCTGCCAACGGACATGATGGACGGCGCCGGCACGGAAGCCGACGTTCTCCACAATGATCTGGCAGACGAGGTAGAGGCGCTCGCGACGGTCATCGGCGTGACAGGAAGCATCGTGCCGACGACTGTCGAGGCGCGCATCACTGCTCTGCAAGGCTCAAGCACGCCGGAAACAGCATCGACCATCGGCACACTGATTGCCGGATCATCAGATAAAGCCACGCCGGTCGACGCCGACAGTATCGCCATCAGCGATTCTGCGGCCGCAAACATCCTCAAACGCCTGTCATGGGCAAACGTGAAAACCGCTCTAGCGTCGGTATTTGCACGGCTCGCAGGAACCGCTGGAGGTCAAACGCTTATTGGTGGAACTGCTGCCGGCGAAAAACTGACGTTGCAGAGCACGGCACACGCGACAAAAGGCGCCATCATCTTCGGCTCGGCGTCTGAATACGACCACGTAAACGATCGTCTTGGTCTCGGCACATTGACGCCGGCTGCGAAGATGCACGCGCTGGCGACCACAGAGCAGCTCCGGCTCGGATACGATGCCTCCAATTACGTATCCACAACGGTCTCTGCAACCGGGCTTGTCACGATAGCCGGAACGCTCGGGCAGTACAGCCTGGCCGGACCAACCGACGCGCAAGCGACTGCGACGCTTGGCAGTCAGCTCATCACAAATTGGACATTCGCCAGCGATTTGTCAGGATGGACGGCCGGCGCTGGCTGGTCATGGGCAGCTGGCGGAGCACTGCATACAGCCGGCAATACCGCTACGCTGGCGCAGGATGAAACGGTCACAAACGGGGCGACGTACCAGCTAGACATTGCAATTTCTGGGCGCACGGCTGGTAGCATTGCTATTGCTCTTGGTGCTGTAAGCGTGATCGAAAGTAGCACGGTAACGGCATTTACATCAACCCTGTCAAGAACGGTCGTTGCCGGGGCGACAGGGACGGTATCTCTGGCCATAACGCCGACGACCGATTTCAACGGGACCGTCGATTCAGTATCCCTGAAGTTGGTAACGCTTGGGTCATTCCCGGCAGCAATGCGATTTACTGAAGGCGGCTCAGCCGGCATTGAAATACGACAGTCGTTAGCGCGTGCCAATATATCAATTGGCCTGGACGCTGGCCGCAGCATCACGACCGGCAACAGCAACAGCAACGTTGGATTGAACGCCG